CAGCAAGCACACAAGCAACTAATGCTTCTAACTCTGCTACTGCTAGTGCTAACTCTGCCACTGCTAGTGCTAACAGCGCAACGGCAGGGGCTAACTCTGCTACTGCTTCTGCGAACTCTGCAACCGCAGGAGCTAACTCTGCAACCGCTGCCGCTGCTTCTTTTGATTCATTTGATGACCGCTATCTTGGGGCAAAGAATGCGAATGTAAATGTTGATAATGATGGCGCATCTTTAATCACAGGCGCACTTTATTTCAACACAACAGCAAACTCCATGCGCGTCTACAATGGCTCAAGCTGGCAAGATGCTGGCTCCGCAGTTAATGGGACTTCTAATCGAGTTGCGTACACAGCTACAGCTAATCAAACATCATTCTCTGTAGTCTATGATGCAGGATTTGTAGACGTATATCTAAACGGAATAAAGCTACTTATAGCTACAGACTTTACGGCTACGTCAGGCACAGCAATAGTTTTGGCGACAGGCGCAACAGTAGGCGACATTGTAGACATTGTTTCTTATGGTGCTTTTGCTCTAGCTGATGTTTACACAAAGAACGCAAGTGACGCTAGGTTTGAGCCAATAGACTCTGCATATACAAAAGCAGAAGGAGACGCTAGATTTGAGCCAATAGACTCTGCATATACAAAAGTAGAAGCAGATGCTAAGTACACTCAAAAAGCTAATAACTTATCTGACGTAGCTAATGCAACAACAGCCCGTACAAATTTAGGATTAGTTATTGGGACAAATGTACTTGCACCCAATGGTGATGGCTCATCCTTAACAGGTATATCAGCACTACCTAGCCAAAGCAGTCAATCAGGTAAATTTCTAACGACCAATGGTTCAGCAGCAAGTTGGGGTGAGGCTGGCGGTGGTGGCAAAGTATTGCAGGTGGTTAGCTTTGTTCATACAGGCTACGCCTCAGTAGTTTCAAACACTTATGTGTCCGTTCCTCTTTTAGTATCTATAACACCATCTGCTACTAGTTCAAAGGTTCTTGTAATGGTAAGTGGTGGAAGTATATCCCCTCATACTGGTGCTGGTGGGGTAAGTTTAAGGATTTATAGAGGCTCTACTGGTTTAAGCGGGGCTACTTCTAACCAAAACTATGGTGGTGGTATGGTAGCCTGCCCTGCAAGCATTACTTATTTAGACTCTCCTTCTACTACCTCTGCAACAACGTATCAACTTTACATGAAAGAAGATAACGCCAATACTATTTATTACAATTATTTTGGTGAGGCTGATATGACGATAACAGTAATGGAGATAGGCGCATGAATATAACAAAAACGCTTAAAAGTTTAGGGGTACTGCAATTTAAGATTTACGGTAACCCGACAACGGAATCTGAGTATTCAGACAATGTAGAAGTATTAAATGGCTTTACAAAACCGTCATGGGAAGCCTTAACAGTAAAGTGGATAGAGATTCAGCCTATTGGTCTAGCAGAAGAGGCTAGAAAGAAACGTAATGATCTACTCGCAGCTACCGACTGGACGGCAAATTCTGATGTGACCATGACAACAGAAATGACAGCGTATCGAACTTTACTGCGTAACCTTCCAGCACAGGCCGACTTTCCCACAACAATTAACTGGCCTACTGCGCCTTAACGGATATTAGATATGAGTAGATCAAGAACAAACGCAGAAGAATTGCGAACGTCTGTATTAGATTCTGATATAGGCACAACTGTACTCGCACCAAACGGAAGCGCAGCTAACTTAACGAATCTGCCAGCAGGAGGTGCAGAGGACTTTGTGGCTTCTGGCGCACTACCCAATGGTAAGCCAGTAATTTTAAATAGTAATGGCACAGCAACGGCTGTGGGTCTTACTAATATTTCTGAGCAAAAGGGAGCTTTAGTTACCTACGATTCGGGGCCAGTCGAAGGCCCAAGCGCAATAGTGCATGACTCAAACAGTAATCGAATAGCAATTGCTTATGCAGATTCAAATAATAGCAATAAACCGACTGTTAGAGTTGGAACTGTTGCTGCTAATGGTAATTTAAGCTTTGGTACTCCTGTTGTTATTAGCAATGATGCTGTCTATTACAACGTCATAACCGCAGTATTTACAAATAACAACAAAGTAGCAATTTGTTATCACACAGGTACCAGCGGCACTAGCAACCTCAGAATATACACAGGCGTAATATCAAATTCTACAATAACAATGTCCTCTGCTTTGACATTATCAGATACAAACAGTAATGACATAGAGCCTCGACTAGCTAAAGACACAGGTAATTTTGTACTTTTGGCATATCGTGGTACAGCGAATGCTCAAGGCATTAGACTTCAATCAATTAATGTCAACGGCTCTAATCCTGCGCTAAATGGAAGTTCTTTGAATTTGGGTACAGATAGTGTAGGTCAGGGAGCCACTAGCATATCCCTTGCATACAACGGCTCGGCTCACCTTGTGACTCATACGTCAGGATTAAATGGCGTAAATTTTACAGGTGCTAGTATAACTAGAAGCGGTAGCACGTTGACTAAAGTTTCAAGTGCCTCATTTACTGGTCAGGCTCGACTTGTATATTCCAGCTACCATAGCGGTCAAGATGTTGTTCTTGTAGCATTTCGTGATGGTGCACAAGGAAATGATGGGTATCTTGTTGCCTTTAAATTAAACGCATCCAACACAGTAACAGTGGGTACAGCAGTAGAGTTTGACACAGTTAGTGGGGGAGATAATATCCCGATTGATTATGGCAATGCAACAGGCATGAATGTCATATTTAAGAACGCAATGAGTAGCAGCTATTGTTCAAATCAACCCATCACGCTGAATGGCACATCAATAACACTAGGCACTATACAGATATTGCAAAGCGTAAATTCAGCCTATGTAAATGCTGTTTTTGACAGTACAAACAATACAACTGCGATTGTTTTTGTCGATTACACAAACAACAATGGCAGTAAAGTATTTACATTCAGATCAGCCCATTCAATCGCAAATCTAACAGCAACCAACTTCTTAGGCACAGCCACCGCAGCGTACACCAACGGACAAACTGCCAGCATCATGCTCAAGGGCGGCATTAGTGATAACCAAACTAGCCTCACAGTCGGCTCGACTTACTTTGTACAAACTAATGGTACTTTTGCCACCAGTGCTGGCACACCATCCGTACTCGCTGGCAAAGCCGTATCAGCAACAAGTCTGTTGTTGAATGGGTTAGCTCCTGCTCCTCCTGTAATTCCAGAAGAAATACCAAGTCAGTCTGGCAACACTGGTAAGTTTTTAACAACTGATGGTAGTGCTGCATCTTGGGGTACTGTTTCTGCGGGTATGACGTTACTGTCTACTGTCACTGCGGCTAATTCATCTACAGTGGACATTGAGACTACTTTTGACAGCACTTATGACTCATATGTAATAATGTTAACCCATGTTAAACCGCAGAGTAATATCCAGAAATTAAGAATATTAATGAAAATTGCTGGTAGTTATAAAACTGCCAATTACTATTATCATGTAAGTAAGTGTAACTCCGCCTCTCAATCGTATGTAAGTGAGGCAGAGCAGAATTACGCTTTTATGGATATAACTAGTCCATTAACAACTTCAAATCCTCATCCTTTAAATATGAACTTATACATTTCGCAACCTGCGCTAACCAACCAATTTAACTCAGTATATTGGCAGGGGGGTTTTGTTGATGGGAATCAATACGCTACAGTAACTTCGGGCACTGGTTATAATCAGAATCAGGGTGCTTTGACAGGTATTAGGTTTTATATGCAGTCTGGAAATATTGAATGGGGTACTTTTAAATTATACGGAGTAACAAAGTAATGGCTAGATACCACACAACAGCAGAAGGGAACGTGCCATTCACAGCAGAAGAAGAAACAGAGCGTGATGCAGAAGAAGCCGCAGTAATATCTCTAACGGAAGATGAGCTTTTGGCAGTAGCCGCTAGAGATAAACGCAATGATCTACTCGCAGCTACCGATTGGACTGCGAATTCTGATGTGACAATGACTACTGAAATGACAGCGTACCGCACTTTACTAAGAAATCTGCCAGCGCAATCAGACTTCCCAACAACAATTAACTGGCCTACTGCGCCTTAGAGGATTACCAATGCAAACAATTACATTTAATACAGGCAACGTATCAGTCTACACATTCGCAGACGATGTATCGCTGACTGCTACCGCAGACAATATTACTACACCCGATTTTATTATTGGTGATATGAATAGTGGCAACGCTACTATCCACACAGGCGTAACAGTACCTAATGGTTGGCAAGGTGGAAAGCATACCTTTGACGGCAGTGCGTGGGGTAATGTAGCTGATTGGGTTGATCCCAAGGTAGCAGAGATTGCAGCACTACAGGCCCAGATTGACGCACTAAACGCATAGGAGATAAATATGCCCACAGTAAATGGTAAAAAATACGCATACACGCCTGCTGGGAAGAAAGCAGCAGCAGCAGCTAGGACACCTAAGAAGGTGAAGAAGAAGTAGTGTGGTCAACTATTGGCGAGGTCTACCCTGTATTTATGCCTGCGCCAGTAGGCCAGACTCTTGTGGCTGAACCTCAGACTTCTCAGCGTGAAGTTACTGAGCGTTACAGCGTGGCAAAAGTTACGGGCGTGGTGGCATATACAGATCGTGGGCCACTATCAACTTTACATTGGGTAGCTAAATGCTAAATAGGTGTTTTTATCCTCGCTGAACTCGCTGCATGCAACCTGGCATATTCGACCATTAAGAAGTTCGTGGGGTCAGGACGGGAGTTGATCGACTGCTCTAGCTCACTTATAAAATATTTTGACTCAAAAGCAGAACTAGCCAAACGTGTCGAAAATAAAACAGGGCCAAAGAATGAACTAGAAGAATTCTTAGCACTTGAGAAGATTAAGGCACAAGAGGCTGAATTGAAACAGTTTATGATCTATTGCGGCAGGCCAGGGCTTTGGCAAGATTGGATGGGCTTCCAGGCTAAAGCAGCAAGAGACAGAAAGGACGCTGTAAAAAATGAAGCAAAAGCGAAATATCAGCGTCAAAAAGCATTGCAAGAAAATTTAAACTTGGGCATTAAAGTTATGGGCTTTCTCCTAGTCGCAATGGGACTTTTGTTTGGAATTACATTTTATTACATGAGAGCATAAATGAAAGACATCGAATTAAGTGACGCACAACTAGACAAAATTGCTGAACTCGCTAGTGAAAAATCGATGGCAAAATTTCACCAGGCTGTAGGCAAGTCTGTAATTAAAAAAGGTTTCTGGCTTGCAGCTGCTGTCGGTGTGGCAATTCTAGTTTTTCTCCAGGA